TTAATATGAAAATAATAAGAAAGGACATTTCACTGGTGTATTTACAGCTGAACTGCTATGGTTGGCAAATCTATTCAGCCTTCTATACCCAATGTTGTTATAAATATACAAAAATAATTTGAAAATAACAAGGGAAAATGAAAAAAAATAAGCCCCTTACTTGAAGAGGCTTAAACTATGAGTAGAATAATTTAACATAAAACTAGGCATTAAATACGGATATAAAATCCACATTTTTTGTTTTAGTTTTTCAAAGAACCTGTTGCATTATTATTAAAATAAGCATTAAAATATAATGCTTTTACTTGGCAAAATCAAGAACAAAATCGGTAAAAAGTTGGATGCAGTTTTTTTCCAGTATGTCACTCCAGCCTTCCACCAGCATTTCCAAAGTCTTGACAGCCACCATTTCTTTGTTTTTGTAGATACAAATTCCATAGCTGTACGCAGCAAGTTCATCACCGTTGAAGAAAGCTATTGTATAGCCGTTGTAGGTAAATTGTCCATCAAAATCTTGAAATAGTTGTTTAACTTTGTTGTATATATCCATAGCATATCAATTTAGAATTCAAGGTGCAAAAATAAAAAAAAATCATCATTTTTCAATTTTTTTGGTTTTTCGCACTATTTATATTTGTATTTGTGATTTAAAAATATTTTTTGTATAATTACAAAAACGAGTTAGTGCTAGGAACTCAAAAACTGAAATAGAAAATTAGTAAAATACATATTTTGTTCACCACCCTTGAGATTGCTAGCACCAGTTGATAGGGTGGTTTTTTAATGATTAAAACTCAAGGCGAGAGGATAAAATGCCATATAAAATATGATGACCAAAGAAGAAGAAGATTTTATTGACAGTTTGTTTGAACCAAATTCTGGAAGAGTTGAAGAAACGCAAATTGTAAAAGATAAAGGAAGAGGAACATATGGTAGTGTGTCTTTAGCTCCAACTACCGTTGTTTCTTTTGACAACAGTGAATATAGGGAAAAACCTTGGTATAATACTGAGGAAAACCAGAAAATAATGATGGAAGCCATCATAAAAGTAAATCCGCATTTCAAATACAGCTGGCAAACATATGAACCATATATGTTCCTTATAAAAGGGAAAGGACTTGGTATATTGCCACTGGAAGGCTATAGTTGGACATTAACGGAAAAATTTGTGCTTAGTCGTTTTGAAGACCAGTTGATAATGTCTTATTGTCCATATATCAACGACAAAGAACCAAAAAATCCATATTGGGAAATGTCACAAGAAGCTGTTATTGAAATGGCTAAAATGATGTGTGAAGCCGAAGGCTTTTCCGAAGAGGAAACCGCCAGACAAATTGAGAATATTAAAAAAATGTAAAGTATGACGAAAGATGAATATAACGAAATTTTAAAAAATGTTGAGTGGAAAATTGGTTATACCAGATTGTATCCCAATGCAGTTAATTCTATTTTGAAAGTAAAAAACATAAAAGAAATGCAAAAAGGTTTTACCTTGTTTGCGTTGTATTTATCCACCGAAAACATTAAAGCACCTTTTATAGAATTTTGCCATAAGCACAAATTGAATGATGTTTTACAACTTGTATCCAGACAAGATGCTGGTCGAACAAAAAGTCTGGAAAAGTCTGGAAAAGTCCAGAAAAGTTCTGGAAAAGTCCAGAAAAGTTCTCGTCTGGACCAAAATGAAGACGTAAATAATTGTAATTCAATTGGATACGATAATTATGCTGGAACCAAAGAAATAAAAGAAATAAAAGATATAAAAGATATAAAAGATAAAGAAGAAGAAAAAGATAAAGAAGAAGAAAAAGATGAGGGTATTAAAATTAATGGGTTTGTATTTAAAAATCACTATAGGTTCATATGGGCAATTCATAATTTTAATGCACCAATTATAGATGGCATAGAAACCAAATGGAGTGATTTTCAAATTAGACAAGATAATAAGGAGTACGGATATGAAAAAATACGCCATAAACCAACTGGCAAATGTTATTACTTCAATTTCATACGTGCTAATGGTATTTTGTACAAGAATGATACATATAAATTAGAGCCAATTGATGAAGATGATTTATGGATAAATAGATGAGGGCTGAAATTTAAATTTGGGTTTTTGAAATCTTTTTTGTATATTTGTAATATACATTCCAAATAAGGGAAAGCATGTATGTTAGGAGCGTGAGGGGTTTTCTTTTTGGGGGAATTGTTAAACCCCTCACTTATACTCCAAGTAAATGTAAAGATAAGTATAAATGATAGGAGGAAGGATGATAATCATTAGTACTCCAAGTAATAATAAATAAAGTAAATAGTAAAGAAATGACTAATTTAGAGTATTTTGAACCGACAGCCCAATATAAAGTGGTAAAGGCTATGATTGAAGATGCAGAATTCTTCAAGACCATTAGTAAGATAGTGAACCAGAACGCATTTGAAGACAAGAATGCCAGAATGATTGTAGGCATCATATCCGATTACTTCAAGAAAAACGGATATGTACCGACATACGCCACTATCCAATATGAATTATTATCCAAGAACGGTGTAGACAGAAACGATGCCATAAAGACAATTTCAATTATTAAAGGTACATCAATTGACGGCATAGACAGTGTAATGAATATGGGTATAAAATATTTCAAGCTTAAATACCTTGTAGCTATGGCTAACCAAATACTTGACAGAGTGGAGAAAGGTGATGATGAAGAACTTATCATTAAACAAGCCCAAGATAAGATAAACAAATTTAACAGCACCGAACTTGAAGGCACTACAACTACAATCATCACTGAAGATGTTATTAAAGAGGTAATGTTGGATACGGAAGAAAATAGAGCTATTCCAACTGGAATAGATAAACTTGACAGCCAAATGGCTGGCGGTCTCGGTAGAAAAGAGATAGGATTATTTGTAGCACCAACTGGATATGGAAAAACAACGGCTGGCACAATATTTGCCAACCACGCAGCAAGGCAAGGCTATAAAGTATTACAGATATTTTTTGAAGATAAACCTAGTGACATAGTGCGTAAACATCTTGCTTGCACAACAAATGAAAGAACCAATGATTTTCAGAAAAAAAGCGCAAAAGAAGTTGAAGATATAATTAAACAATTAGGTTCAAATACTATATCTTTGCTTAAAGACAATTTAATTTTATCCAAGATGGCTGATGGTACAACAACCATAGAAGATATTGAAGTACAAATCAATAAATACATCAACCAGTACGGATTTAAACCAGATATGATGATTATTGACTATTTCTCAAGCCTTAAACATACAACCAATCCAACTAAAGATAATTGGACAGCACAAGCCACCGCAATGCGCAAAATCAAGGAATTGGCATTCAAGTATGATATGGCCATATGGGTAATGCAACAAACCAATCGTACAGCTGTAAGTAAAGATGGTGACGGTTCTACTATGGGTAATATTCAAGGTTCGTTTGAAGCCACACAGCCAGTATCAGTATGGCTTACATTACAGCGTACCAAAGACCAGTTAAGAAATTTCAGAGCCGACATTATCTTCAACAAAACCAGACATTCATTGCCTAAAGAAGATTTGATTAACATTAAGTTTGATAATGCAAGATTACAAATAGATTGTCAAGATGAAAAAGAATTTGTAATTGATAATAATGATGATGATAAAGATTTTGTATTCTAATGTTCAATTTAATGCTTAATGAAAACTTTATGCTATACACCCAGAATATGCCTCCAGAGCACTTTAAGATGCTCGTAGGATGGTTATATTTCTTCGCAGCGGAAAACTATTGGCCCAGTGACGAAGAGTGGGAAAACGCCCCTAATGACGTTTGCTGGGTGTTCAACAAATATACCGAATATATCAGCCGATGCAAGATGCGATACGAAGAGAGGATATATTCAAACATACTTGAAGACTTTGACAATAATAACGACAATAATAACGATGAAGATGAAAATGGAAATTAGACAATTAAGAGAAGAGGCTATTGAAGCCATAAGACAATTCCACAGCAAATACCCAGACCACAAGGAAAGTGAAGTTGATGATATTGCCAACGATATGAATTTTACTGGCAATTTAATAATGAGTTCAAAAACTGAAACAAATAAGACTGAAACAGAATAAGAATATGACTGATAAAAGATTTTATGAAGCCCATAGAACGGAATTGATAGAAAAAAGCAAACAGCGTTACCAAGAAAAAAGAGAAGAAATATTGGCCAAACAGAATGAACGGAAAAAAGAATACAAAAAGGCCCAGAAAGAAAACGCTGAAAAAGGTGAAATTCTGAACTTAGACACTGATAGAATGTATCGCAAATCAGTCAAGGTCAACAAACCAAGCTATATGCAAGTAAAAACTTATCCAAACGGAATTATCATCATCGAAGCTGAAGTATCGCCAAAACAATACGATGATATGTCAATAACCGATAAAGAAGGTATGAGAAACAAAAGAAGATTGGAAAATACCTTAAATAATATAAACACAGCCAATAACATCGTAATAGTGGAACATAATGAGGTGCAAGTATATCTTAAATCAGAAAACAACATTCAAGAAATTGTTGACAGTGTATCAGCCTTTATTGAAGAATTCCATAAAGCAAAAGAGCAACGCATAGCCTCAAACAACGTGAAAGCAGCCAAACCAGTATTACAATTTTCAATAGGTGGTGAATATATGGCCGAATATGAAAGTATATCCGAAGCAGCCAGAATAAGCGATACTCCAAGACAAAGAATCACATCTTGTCTAATCGGAAAAGCAAGGGAAGCTGGTGGATATATATGGAAATGGAAATACGAAGAATAATTTTTTTTAAAAAAAGTTTGTCAGAAACTTGTGAATTAAAATTATTTTTTGTATAATTGCAAAAAGAGGTTAAGAAAACAACTTCAACGTTCTTTGAGATAAAATTAATATTGTGATATTCTGGACTACCTCCGATGATATATAGTCCAGCCCAAAAAGATACAAGGTCTTTAGTTGAAAACCGAAATCGGAGGCGGTCAGTAAACTGGAGACCTTTTTTGATTTGAAAGTTTTCATTTTTAAAAATTATAGAAAAGATTTTTGTACATTTTAAATAATTGTTAGGGTCACCAATAGCCAGCTGTGACAGTCCGCTTGACCCTTTTTGTAACGAAAAAATTAACTTAGAAATTAAAATTTTAAATATATGGAAGAAAAAAAGAGCGTAGCGACAAACGCACAAAAAGAAAAAGGTTACATCCAAGTTATCACAAAGAACAACGGAAAACTGTTTGATTTCACAGAAAAGGAATACAAGTCAGTTGAAGTAATGGATGAAGATTACAAAGAGTTCGTAAAATACTATACCAAGCAGTATATGATGCACACAAGCGAAGATTTAATTACTACTACCTTTAGTGAAAGTGCAGTTAAGCTTGATGCTGCCGAAGACAATTTGGCATACACTTGTGTGAACAACAAAGCAAGAAAGATGCACTACAGAGTTGACAGTTATTCAGTTGATGTTTACAAAGTTGAATTTGTAGAGGCATAATTTAGTGTTCATATTGGGCTTAGGTCTGTGCCTTCAAACAGACCACTTTTAAATGATAGAATAAAAAATTAATAATATGAAAGAAATTAAATTTAGAAAATTGAGGTCGGATGAATTACAAGTTAGACCGACCGACACAAAGACAAAAGGAAAGGCATTATTGCTTCTTTACCAAGATGCAAGATGCGCTATGAATATACTTGACGAATCTGTAGGTCAGTATGGATGGCAAAAGGACTTCAAGGAAATCAACGGAAATATCTATTGTGGTATCGGTATTCTAAACCAGCAGCAAGAAGATTTCAAACCATTAGGTTTCAGTCCAGAATGGGTCTGGAAGTGGGATGCTGGAGCATTTACAGCAAACGATGAAGATATGCAGTCAAAGGCTGATGCCAGCGATGCAACAAAGAGAGCAGCCGTATGTTGGGGTATTGGAAGAGAGCTTTACGCTACACCAAAGATAAGGATAAACTGTCCAGACAGCTATTATTATAATGACCGTTTAACAATGACATTTTCTGTTAAATCCATAGAATGGGATGGCGATAAGTTGGTTGACCTTATTATTATAGATAGGTATGGCAAAGAAGTATATAACTTCAAAACTGGTAATGAACAGCCAGCCGAAAGCAAACCAGCTGATAATGCAACAATTCTTAAAGAGTTTTGCAGTGGCAAAAAAGGCACTGTTGACACCGAAACGTTAAAAGAGTTCTACAACTACTGGAGTGCCAGAATTGAAAAAGGCGATTTCAAAGGTACGATGAACCCAGAAAATCTATGGAATAAACATTTAGCAAGGAAAGCAGCATAATGGCAAAATATAAGTTTGAATACACAATACAATCAACAGTTGGTGGAACTGTTGTGATAGAAGCTGAAGATGAATATGATGCTTGCGAAAAGTTTGAACTGATGAAGGATGAACTTATATGTGAGAATGCTGAAGATGTTCAGTACACAGGTAATTTTAGGGTTTGTGATGACCCTTATTATGAAAAAATTGATGAATAATGGAAGAGAGTTGGAGACCAGTTAAAGACTACGAGGGACTTTATGAAGTCTCCAATTTGTCCAATATAAGAAGTATGGATAGAATAGTTGATTGTAGGAACAATTACGATGTCAGAAGCACAAGGGTAATGAAAGGCAGAGTTCTAAAACCGTTGCTTAAACATTCCAAAGACAAAGCCAAATACTATTATGTTACGTTATGCGACAAAGACCATATCAAGAAACGTTACAAGTGGCATACAGTGGTGGCAAAGTCATTTCCAGAGTTATGTGGGGTGTGGCATGAGGGCTGTGAAGTACACCATAAAGATTTCAATGCAAGCAACAATTTACCGCAAAATCTTATATGTTTTACCAAATTGGAGCATATTCTAGTCCATAAGTTACTGAATAATTTGAAGAAACAATAATTTTTTTTAATTTGTAACTGATTAATTATTAATGCAATATGACAAAATGTCACATTTTTTTCAAAAAAAATGACAAAATGTCAGTTTTTGGCACGATTTTTGATGGAGATGTAATGTACTAAAATTTTAACAATATGAAAAAGAATAATCAAAACAGCCAGAGCGCAGAGGCTAAAAACAGCGCAGCAGAGAATGTAACAAAGGTGCTGATGGGTGAGATTGATGCTCCAGTTAAGTACATTCTTCATTACCAAGAAATTATCTGGGACAGAACTAAACGTGAGAATATTACTGTAAGCAAGATGGACTTGTGTTATAGTCCATACGACAAAGACCAAATGGAAGCAGATTTAGACCGCTACTTTTGCATGTGGAACAATTTAACGGATGAAAATAACACCTACTGTTTCGGCTATGAGCGTAATGCTGACGAAGAAATTAGCAGTGTAGCATTGCTTACCGATATGGGTAACAATAGAGTGTTAAAACGTTTAATTGAGAAAGAGGAAATAGAATAACTCGAAAATTTATTTTGGAAAACCATTAAAGTAAAATAAAATAATTGTTGTATGTGAAAAAATTGTTGTATATTTGCTGTTGAATTCTTAGCCTAATAAATGATGGCTACAAAATGGTCAACAAAGGGCAGTAAAAAAGCCCTACTTTTTAACGAAATAGGGCTTCCAGAACCTTTTTTGTGGGTCGTACTGGACTCGAACCAGTGACCATTTAACAAGTCATTTGTGATACTAGGCTACATATTAAAAAGCATTTTGTGTAACTTAAAACAAACAAAACAATGAAAAACACATTCAAAATTTCCTTTTATTGTAGGGACAGTAAAAAGGACAAAAACGGACAAGCCCATATTGAAATGGGAATTAATGTAAACCAAAAAAGATTGTTTCTTAATCTTCCGTTTTTAGTTGAGCCAGAGAAATTCAACAGCAAACGCAGACCAAAAGAAGTTGAGGATTATTTAAGCCTTATGCGTACAAGAATCAATCAAATAATGGTTGATATGATTTCGCACGAAGAGCCGATTACTTCTGAGCGTATCAGAGAATATGTAAGAACTGGAGGCTATCGTTCTTATACCATTAATGATTTGTTTGATGACTATTTGGAAATCATCAAAAAGAGAATAGGGAAGGAAATGTCAGCTACAGTCTGGCGAAAGTATGAGTTGGTAAAAGAACTTTATCTGGAAGATAACGATGGCACAAAAGAAGTTACAGCCATAACAACCCATACAGTGAATATGTTTCACAGCAAGCTTATTGAGAGATACCAGACAGCTACAACAGCTGGCTATATGCAGAAGCTTAAAACATTCATCAAATTTGGACTGGACAACGGCAAATTAAAAGTAAATCCATTCCAAGGCATAAAAATCAATAGGGAAACAAAACCCATAGAGTATTTGACAGAAGATGAAATTGAAAAGCTGGAAAATGCCGATATAGAAAACAAGTCACTAAGAAACGTATTAGACTGTTTCCTATTCCAGATAAGCAGCGGTTTAGCCTATGCTGATATATTGGCGTTAAAGAAAGAAGATATACAAAACGATGGCAACGGACATTATTATATTAATAAAAGAAGAGTAAAGACCAATGTGGAATACACAGCTGTTATTTTACCTTTAGGTGTTAGGGTGTTGGAAAGAAACAATTATAATCTTAATGTTATTTCAAACCAGAAATTCAATGTATATCTTCACATAATAGAAAAGGCATTAGGCTTTAAGAAGTCACTGCATAGTCATTTGTCAAGACATACTTATTTAACCTTGCTTTTGAACAAAGGTGTTAGAATGGAAACTGTCAGTAAATGTGCTGGCCATTCATCAGTGAAGATAACAGAAAAGTATTATGCTGATTTGCATAAAGATACAATTATAAAAGAAGTGGGGTCTGTAATGTAAATTGCTTTCATTTTATTTAAGTTTTTATTCTTGAAGCTACTGGTAATCAGTGGCTTCTTTTTTTTTATTGATTTTTCATAAAAAAAAATTATATTTTTTATGTTTATATACTATTTATAAATAAAGAAGAAATGGAAGACAAAATCAGAAATTTGGAAAATGAGGGCCGAAAGATAGTATATGGAATAATAAGCGGCCACTGTTCCGAATGTTATTTCACACCGAACAGATTTGACAATGTGGACCTGTTCATAACTGGTAAAACTGGAGTTGAAGCTGTTATGGAAATAAAGAACAGAACAGGATACACCTCTCAAGAAATTGACATATTAGGTGGCCATATACTTGAAAGAAACAAATACAACGCATTATTAAGCTATGAAGGATACAAACCTCTTTATACGATAGTATATCCCGATGAAATGTTGATATGGGATGTATCTGAAATAAATAATGATAGGTTTCAGATTGAGGATAAATATCCAGACACGACAGCCATAAAAGGCCATAGAATTCCCAAGTCGGTTGTTTATCTCAAAAGGGATGAAGCCTGTTGTATAATACACAGGAACAAATGAATGCAAGCGATATAATAGCGAAGATAGCAAAAGACAAAACATTGGACACCATCATCCATAACATAGCCAAAAACAATACGGATGAAGATTTAAACGACCTTTCCCAAGATTTATTAGAAACATTATTACTCAAAGACCCAGATTATATAGAAGAGCTATATGAGAAGGGACAGATGAATTTTTTCCTTACCAGACTGGTCATAAACAACATCAATAGCCGTACCTCACGATTTTACTACAAATATCGTAAAAATAAAGGAAATCAAACCAGCATAGATGAGCTCACCAAAAACCAAACAGACAACACAATTGAATATTAACGCCAAAGAGTTGAGGAACATTATGAGCCAATATGAATACAACCTCAATGATGACGACAGAAGCTACGCCATAAAGACAGCGATGAATAAACTGGATAAAGCCGATAAGATAATATATGCCATATACCTTGAAGTGGGAACAAAAACAGCCACAGCACAAGTGTTAGGCATCTCAAGAATATCAGCCACCAGAATAATCCATAACATAGAAGACAGAATAAAAGAATTGACAATTAAAAATATCGGAAAATGTACCTAGACTTATTACTTATACACCTTATAATAGTTTTTATCCTAGACATAAGCGGATTTGTGGAAGATGGAATTCAACCGTTTTTCATCAAACATTTCAAACACAGATTAAGGTCAAAGCCCTGGACCTGTGATATGTGTCAAACGCTTTGGGTGGGGATAATATATTTATTAATAACGAGCCAGTTCACAATCTTGAATTTGAGTTTCGTTTTCTTGCTTTCTTATTTGTCGCCAGTGACCAATAACTTGATGCTAGCAATTAGGGAAGCCTTGCTAAAAATAACCAACTTAATTTAAACTGATATGAATTATACAAAAGAACAATATGATATTTTAACCAAATACAGAAACAACCTTTACACAGCCTGTTATGCCAAATTCATAAGAATGGAAGGCAGAGCTGGATTGACCGAACTTGACGAAATATACAAAAACGTATTCCATACAACATCTGGAATCATAGGCGGTTGCGCAAACTGTCTTCTAAACGCCTGCAAGAAACTGGGAACATTATATTTCCAAGATGAAAAAGAATATCAATCCATAGAAGCCAAACAAGCTGAAAAACAAACAACTACAGAAGCCCCAGCCAAACAAACACCAAAAACGGCAAAGAAAAAGCCGACAACCAAAAATAAGAAAAAATAATCCATATAAACTATGGCAGTAAAAATAGAAAAGAAAAACAATATAGAGGTTAAAAATGAAAATCAGAAATGTTGTTTCCGTTATCTAAATGATGAAGAAATTGATAAGATAATGATAAATAGAATCAAGTCTTCACCCAAAAGAGGCGGTAAAGCAAAAGATGGATGGACTGATGAAGAATTAAGATTAAGAAATTCAGTAGTCCTAGACCTATTATGTAACAAAGGCATTTCCAGAGCTGAAACAAGCAGAATATTACAAACCAGATGGGGAGTTGGACACACTACATCCGACAGATATATTCACGCAGCCTTAGACGAACTTGTTAAAGATTATGACGATTTCTGTGAGTATAATAGAGTTCAACACTTACAACGTTTGGAAGGTGTATTGGAAGACAGTTTAAGCCACGGAGATAGAAAGAACGCTTTGGCAGCACTTGAACAAATTGCTAAAATAAATAGCCTATTCCTTGAAAGAAAAGACATTAACATCAACAGTGATACAATATCTTTTGATTTTCAATAATTTTTTTGTATATTTATGAAAATTAACCGATTATGATTGAAATTTGGAAAGATGTTAATGGCTACGAAGGCTATTATCAAATTAGCAATTTAGGAAATGTTAAAGGTGTTGAAAGATTAGTCAAAAACCCTTATGGTGATACTATGAGAGTTAAGAAAGAACAAATCTTAAAACCCAAAACTAATGGCAGTACAGACCATTTAAGCGTTTGTTTGTGTAAAAATGGAAAGGTACACAAAAAATATATCCATAGAATGGTAGCTGAAGCTTTTATTCCTAACCCAGATAATTTGCCAGAAGTAAACCATAAAGACGAAAACCCCTTAAACAACAATGTAGAAAACCTTGAATGGTGTACACATAAATATAATAACACCTATGGTGGAAAAATAGAAAGATTTAAAGCCTTAATGAACGGAAAATGGAAATTCTACGGAAACCAGTTTGTTGATGGCGAACATAACAGATTATGAAACAAAAAAAACGTACATATAGTGGAATAAAATTGTTTGAATGGCAAAAAGCTGTAACCGATTTCATTTGCAATGCAAAAGGAACTGGGAAAGTGTGTGTCTGCAAAGCGCCACGCCAAAGGGGAAAGTCCTATATGTGCGAAGGTATTTTGTTGCATTACGCTATAAATCAAGCACATAGCATTAATGCAATGATTTCACCGACACTTGCACAAAGCAGAAAGGTGTTTAAAGAAATTGTCAATGGCATTTATGCTTCTGGAATCATAGCAAAGAAAAACGAAACACTTTTGGAAATTGAATTAATCAATGGAAGCACCATATTTTTTAAAAGTGCCGAAATGGGTGACGGTTTAAGAGGTTTCAAAGTTTCTGGAATTTTGATATTGGATGAGGCAGCATATTTGACTGATGACATATTGGAATTGATATTACCTTGGAGACAAGTTTCAAACGCTCCAATGTTGCTTGTATCTACGCCAAAAATACGTCAAGGTGCATTTTATTCATATTGGTTACAAGGATTAGAAGATGGTGAAAATATTAAATCCATAGATTGGTGTGACTGGGATACAAGCTGTTTGATTTCTGAAGATATGATTAAGCAGTACAAAAAAGTTATGACTGCAAACCAATTCAAATCAGAAATTCTTGGTGAGTGGCTTGATGATGATGGAATGGTGTTTACAAACATCACAGATAACATTATGGATTACGAAGTCACAGCATCAACAGCTTATTATGCTGGAATAGACTTTGGAGCTGGCAACACTGGGGACTATACATCAATTACAATTTTCAATGAAAAAGGTGAAATGGTTTTTTTGGACTATTTTAACGATTTAGGGACATTCCAGCAAGTGGATAGGATAATTGATGACCTTGAACCTTTTATGGCTTCTATGAAGAAAATTTACGCTGAAAACAACAGTATTGGTTCACCATTCATTGACCTTATAATTAAAAGTTGTAAGGAAAGACGTTTAATGTCCATAATAAACACTTTGGAAAGATGGACAACTAGCAACAGTTCAAAACAAAAATTAGTGGTTCAGTTCTGTAATGGACTAGAACATAGTGAGGTTAAGTTATTGAATGACAGAGTGTTAATTAACCAATTAACATCCTATGAGGCTACATATAACGTCAAAACACAAACCATTTCTTACAATGGTGCTTATGGAACACACGATGACTGTGTAATGTCAACTATGATAGCTTGGTATGCAAAAGCACAAAACACACAGACTGGAGTATATACAATAGGCGGTGCAAGGATGACAAAGAGACAAAATAGAAAGTGGTAAATAATTTAAATTAAAATTAACAATATGATTGATTCATACGACAAATTAACGATTAAGAAGTACAGGGAATTGATGGGTTTGAAAAGAGATGAATATGATGATGATTTATCTTACAGTATGGATATTATGTCCATATTATCTGACAAGACCATAGATGAGTTATTGGAAATACCGTTAGATGATTTCAGTGATATAGCGTCAAAATCCAAATTCTTGTATGAAACAATTGACAGGAACGGTGAAGTTCCCAAGACATTAACCATCAACGGAAAGAAATACACTGTGATGAAAGATGCCAAACAGTTATGTGCTGGCCAGTATATTGATTATAAGGCCTATTTAAGCAAGGGTGATGTTGTTGATATGTTGCCTTACATCTTGACTGTTTTTATTGTTCCAGAGGGCTGCAAATACAATTCTGGCTATAATGTTGAAGAGTTGGCTGAAGAGTTTGACAACAACATAACAATTCCGACAGCATTATCAATAGCGGATTTTTTTTTACATCAATCAAAAGCCTCAATGCTCAGTTCTCTAATCTATTTGAAATGGATGATGAAGAGGAAAATGAAGAAGGAAAAGAACAAGGAAATGATGGACCAGATGAGGGACTGTCTGGAACAGATAGAATCATTAGAGAGTTTAATCAGAATTTCGGATGGTTGGACACAGCAGTCAAAGTAAGGGAAGTGACTGGACAGACCATTGAACAGGTGTTTGATATGAACATTGTCGAATACTTCAATTATCTCAGTTATATCAAGTCACGTAATATGGTTGATGATGCGATAAACAGGGAAGCGTTAAATAAAGGCAAGGTAAAATACTATTAATTATGATTAAGTTTGACAATTTACAAGCTGCATTGGAAGAATATGGAAATGTCATTGCCGAACAATACAAATCCAATTTGAATGCAAACGGACATAAAGCCACAGGAAACCTTATCAATTCCATAACAAGCCATATAACCGTCAATGGTTATGAATACGCCATAGAATTGACGTTGGAAGATTATTACAAATATGTGGAAGAAGGCAGAAGGCCAGGCAAGTTTCCGCCCATTGATAAGATATTACAGTGGATAAAGGTGAAAAAGATTTTACCTACACCCATCAATGGCAAGCTACCGACCGAGAAACAATTGGCGTTTCTTATCAGCAGAAAAATAGCCAATGAAGGTACAAAAGGCACATACGACCTTGAAAAAGCCATTGACACCACCATCAACGAATGGGATGAAAAGATTACCGATGCACTTGATAAGGATATTATGAACTGCATTGATGAAATTCTGTTAATGGCATAGTCCAAGTTGAACTTGAACCTAAAACCATAAAGCGTTGACTTTTAAGCAGTTAACGCTTAAATTATAATAATAAGGCTACAAATAAAGACAAATAAAAATTAAAATTATGAAATACAGTGTATACACATATAACCTAAACGGCTATGAAATTTTGCACAATATACCCACAGAATGTATGAATCCAGAGATAGAGTATTTGTATTTGACAGATGACCACAGTATAACTTCAAGTACGTGGACTGTTGTTTACGTGGATGATTTGACTGGGACAACATTTGACAAGTGCTATCAGCTTCGTTTTTTTCCATTCAAGTATGTAAACACAGATGTAGTGATGCGTATTGATGGTTCAATGGCTATCAATAAAGACGTTATGCCGTTGTTTGAGGCGTTTGAGAAAAGTGGATGTGATGCCGCTATGATGTTGCATCCGACCAGAAACACAATGTATGATGAGTATGTCGCCTGGGTGCAGATGCGTAATTACCCAGTGGAACAGGCCAACAAGTGTTTGTCGTTTATGGCTTCAAACGGTTATGATGTGAAAAATCACAAAGGCCTTTTCCAATATAATTTTGCGATACAGAGGAATAATGACATTAACAACAGATTGAACGCAGAGACTTATGAGGTATTGACAAGGTTGGCAACGCCACCAGACACAGCGGAGAGATTAGACCAAACATTGGGAACGTTTGTCATCAACACCCATTATCCAGATATGAAGATAATGCCAGTGGGTCAGTACATAGCATTCAATCATTATTTCAAATGGAAAATGCATCACAGTGATGTGGATATGATGTATGATTCAAGGTATGATTGTACGCCATATATGAATAATAAGCCGACCACTATATGGTTTGTTTAAATTTATATTTTAAAATAAAAAGACTATGATTAAGAAATCAGCTTGGGAAGATTGCGTATATTCGTACAGCGGTTTAGACGTATTGGATTACGCATTATTCGATGAAAACGATAACAAGATATATGAAGGCAGGGCTTACAAAAGACCTGGGGACAGTGTTATAAACATTGACTTATCACCAATTATAAGGAACTTTTTGAACAGTGCCTTACCAGACAATGTTATGGGGTCAAGGGGAGAGCAGACCAGTCACAACGCAAGTGCCATTGTGGTCGGTAATTATAATTTGCCAGATGCCATCCATATATTCACGTTAAAAGACGGCAAGGGCAATACATTGGAAACATACAGATTTTTGAACTGTTATGATTACAACACTATGTATTCAACTTTGGATAACAGCGTTAACAGTGTTCCATTAAATGGTGAAGTCAACAATCATTATGCCAATGGTATGTATAGTTTTTACAGTGTATTGACAAAGGCCAACAATGTAAGGGTCAGTATCGGAAGTGATGGTAATGTCAATGCCTGTGGTGTTGCCGCATTGTATTATTCAAATGCGAAAGGCGGTTGGAATTCTTTTTTGATTGAGGGTCAGATAAAGAGAAAAGACACATATACCAAATACAACATTGACAGACCATTTGCGGTCAACAGTTTGGATTTTGGCCATAAGACGTTAAACAACACCATCAGTGAGAGTTGGAATATCACGACACATTATTTGACTGATGAGGAAAGTAAGGCTATGGTAAGGAACATATATGGTTCAAATGACGTATATCTCCATATATTTGAGGATGACAGGGTTGTTCCTGTGGCCATTACCGACACTTCAATAGAGGAAAAGACATATAAGAATGAGGGAAGAAAGATGTTCCAGCACACAATCAATGTAAAATCATCACAAGACAAAATGAGAATATAATATGGATAAGAACGTATCATTATATATCAACAACAAGAAAGTGGATTTAAACGGCACATTGGCCATTGAATTCACTTATCAGACAACGGATTATGAAAACCCTACCGTTATCAAAAACAGTTTCAGCAAACAGGTGACAATAGATGGAACACCGACAAACAATAACCTTTTCAACCAGTTATGGAATCTTGAGAGGGTTATGGATGAGGATTTTACCTTATTCAATCCAAGTCAGAGAGTTCCATTTGAACTATACAACGGTGCTGAATTGGTGGAGAAAGGCTACGTAAAGCTTGATTCCATCAACAGGAACGGCTACAAATTAGCATACAATATCACATTATATGGTGGTTTGGGTTCATTTTTCTATTCATTGTCATATCAAGAAGGCAGTGACCTTGAAAAGACGTTGGCTGATTTAAACTATATGGGTGGCAGTAATCCAGATGATGAATTTGATTTTGAAATCAGCAAAGACAGTGTAAAAGCTGCTTGGGACAGATTGGGAAGCGTTATTCCAGGCCCTACTGGTTCAACCAGCGGTTCAACAAACAGAGGTATGTTCAGCAAGTGGGATTATATCAATTTCATTCCAGCTTATAACGGTATTCCAGAAGATTTTGATGCATCCAGAATTTTAATCAACACCAAGGACCTTGATGAAAACCTTGCAAGATACACTTCAACCAGTGCTTATTTAAGCGGACAGTTTCCATTGACAAATGGTGATGGTTATGGTGCTAAGAACGGTTATTTGGCTGGTATAACAAGAAGGGATATGACAGAATGGGAACACAGGGATTTAAGAAGTTACTTGCAACGACCAGCGTTAAGGGTTAAAGGTTTGATTAATGCCATATCAAATCCAGAGAATAATGGCGGTTATGAAGTTGAGTTGGATAACGATTTCTTCAATTCAAGCAACCCATATTATGAAAAGGCCTGGATAACAATGCCGATGATTGATACCGTCAATGCAAAGGATATGTACAGCAGTGCCTTGACCTGGACACAAGGCAATTCGGCCACAACAGCTTCCACAAGAACAAAACTTGTCAAATTGGAATATCCAGAACAATACAACACTGTTCCAAACAAAATTGAAATTACATTTAACTTGTATATGACACCTACAGCGTCAACAGCATATACAGCATCGGAGTTTTATTTGTCAAAAGACGGTGGTGATGATGATGACCTATATAACGTCATATTGACACAGTTTTATATCAATAAGACAAACACCATAAGCGGTCATAATTCATATACAGCCTCAAACAGACTGGTGTTCACTTCAAAGTATAATGGTCGTTATTGGAAAGAATTTGAGAATTACCAAAACCAGATGCCAGATGGTTCAAAAAACTGGGAATATCATTTCGGCAAGTTTGTGAACACTGGCAATGGCAGTTTTATATGGACCAATGAAGATGGAACAACAGATATAAAGGTTGTTTTGGATTTGGAAGATGTTAATTTCATTCCGATGTTGGGATACTACAGCAGATGGTTAGGCAGTAATCCAGCAAAGCAAGGCGGTAGAGGCTGGGTTAATCAGACATCTGGAGGAACACAGGTTTTCTGTTTATGGCAAGACCAACCGACAAATGTATTCTCACAGGCAAAATGGGATGGTACTGGTTCATTACGTTCATTCAAAGACCTCAAGAAAGATGATATATTGTCCGTTGAAGGCACACCTTGCAAATGGTTATTGTCATATTGCAAGCTATTCGGATTGTTCATTGAAAAGGACAAATTTGAAAACATAGTCCGTATCAAGATGAGAAACAACTGGTACAAAGATGAAGTTGTGGATTTGGATAAACACATTGACCATAGCCAACAATATAAGATAAATCCATTGACATTTACAACCAAATGGTATTCAATGGCTTATGGAGACAGGGAAAGTCAGTTTTTGAATAAGTACAGGAAAAAATGGAAAAATGATTTCGGCAAGCAGCTTATAAATACCAATTATAATTTTGATGCTGAATCAATCAATTTGTTTAAGGACAATGCATATCAGAACGGCATAACTGTATTGGAGAAATCCAATTATTTCAATAAGAAGGTTGACCCTAATGGAAATATCGTACCGCCATTTATGTATGATTGGACTGAGGTTAAGTATTTCAACACCAATTTGGAGACAACGACAAGACAAGTTTGTTTGCCTGGATTATGTGATATTACTGTATTGAATGAAAAGACACCAGATGAGTTTTATGATTTGATACCTAAATTACAATTTCACAGTGGTGATGGCAGTCCAGAGGATGGAGAGGGTGTGTTGTGTTTCTTCAATGGAATGGTTGACATAGGTAATGAGCCATATTGGTTGACCGATGATGTTGATGAAATGATGTTGGATGGCGACAATCCTTGCTGGTTATTTACCAAAACGGAAACAAATAACGATGGAACTAAGGTTATTGCAAAAAGATTGAGTTCAATACCAGAATTCAACAGATATGTTTTACATAGCGATTGTATAACAGCTGATTGGGATTTCGGTAGAACAAAGGAATTGTATGTTCCATATTACAAATTTGATATTGACAAGACACCAACCGTTTATGACAACTTTTGGAAAAGTTACATCAACGACCTTTATGATATCGATACAAGGAAGGTTGACATTTATGTGGATTTGAAGACAAACAGCTGTGCTGACTGGATGAAAAGATTTTATTGGTGGAATAACGCTATCTGGGTTTGCACCAAGATAAATGACTATGATGTTGCACTAAATCGTAGCACATTATGTAGCTTCACCAAGGTTAATGACAAGGCCAACTACCTTGAACAACCTACGTTTGATGACTGGTTTTTCAGATTCTTCCGTATAAATGGAAGCGGTGATATTCCTTGGTCTGGTTCAAGTTCAGCACTGACTGCAACATTACAGTTGGACAGTTCCAATTTATGGACCATAATTGAGCCAGAAATGCCGTTTGTTTCAATCATATCTGGACAAACATCTGGAACAACATCTATTGGAAACCAGATAACGGTACAGTTTTTGCCTAATATGCAAGACGTTAAAAGAAGTGCAACGTATGTGGCGATGAATAAAGATACATTTGATGCTTTATATTTGACATTGACACAACAGGCTTGTCAGAAACAGAAATATCTTACATTGTCAACCAATTCGTTATCACTTCCAAGAAATCCATTGAAGAGTTATACGGTAAACATCAACAGTTCATCAAACTGGACAGCTTACAATCGTTGTGGAAACTGGTTGCATATGTACAACAGCACTGGCACAAGCGGTACAAGTATATTCGCCATATCAGCTGATACAAACAGTTCAACCACTGTAAGAAGTGGAAATATATTGTTTGTCAACACTGACGGTTTGAATGTTCAGTTGGATATTACACAAGCTGCAAGTTCAAACGTGGTGGTGGTTCAAAAAGGTACACCTACAAGGGAAATACCAAGTTCTGGCGGCACATTGACTTATAATGTTATGTCTGATACCGACTGGACATTAGTACCATTATATGGGTGTGAGAATTATATTGACTGTGAATATTGGAATGTAAGACAAGAGCCTACAACAGGTACTGATATTACATTGACATTCCTTGAAAATACTGACGGTTGGTCGAAGAATGCATACTTTGTTGTTGAGTATCAAGATGATAACAATGAAACAGTTGCAGCTTATCCAGATGTTAAGAATCCTATAAGCATTAAAGGTGTTCCGCAATATGTCAATATAAATTCAGCATCAAGGACTGTTACAGTTGAGACAAATGGAAGATATAATTACACAACATCAACTATGGCCCGTTGGATGAGTGCTGGCACACAGACTGTAGGTGAACTTAGCATTGATGTTGACAGTAATGTTGATGATGTAAGAAACAGCGCAATGTATATCAATTATTTGGATGAAGAGGGTAATTATATGGAACAGATTGTGTATATCGTACAGAATTCTGATACAGCTTATTTGGATGTCAACCCTACTTCATTTACGTTGGATTACAGGGCTGCAACCATATCAATTGATGTTAATTCTTCAAGTATTGTCAGCGGCCATACAATGCCAGATTGGATTGTTTTAAGGTCAATAGGTGTCAATGCTATGGTTTTTGATGTTCTTGAAAACAATTTGAATATTGCCAGAACTGGAAACATTGTTTTGACAAACACCGATAATGAAACGGCTACAATATCCATAACACAAGGTTCATCATTCAGTAATGAGTATGTTTTGGATTACAGTATGACAAATGATACATTCCCAGCATCTGGCGGTGTTGAAACTTTAATAATAAGGTCAGATTCTGACTTTGAAATAACTGAAAAGGAATAATGTTTAATTTCGAGAGTACAACAGGCACTTCTGGAGTAAGCCAGATTGCCGTAACTGCAACAACAAACGACACTTACAACGATATAGTCAAGACGTATGTTTTGGAAAACGAAAGTTCGGCCATAACATTCAACTTGATGCAAAAGGCAAAAGAAGGAACTGAGCCTTACATTATTTTCAACAAACAGACATTATCATTTGCTAGCAGTGGTGGAACAAACACCATCACTGTTACTTCAAATGATAGGTGGAGATGGGTTATGGATGATTGGATTGACCATAATGTTACTGGCGGTACTGATGGTTCGTTATTGATACCTTTGACTGTGGGTCAAAACAGTGGAAGCACGAGAAATGGCGGTATTACAGGATATTGCATTTCAAACAGTGCTGTATCGGCCACAACGACAATAACACAGGCTGGCGGTTATGCGACCCCATATCTCAGTGCAAACACCGACACAATTGAAATGACATCTTCAAGCGGTTCATCATCCATAACAATAACATCAAATATTGATTGGTATGTCAATACAGATGAAAGATGGATTACATTAAACACTGCAAGTGGTTCAAATAACGGAACTGTGAGTTTTGATATTGAAGCAAATCCTGGGGATAGTGAAAGAAAAGCCAATATTGTAATATATGGAAAAGATTTGAGCTTAATTGTAGCCATAATACAGACCGCTGGTGAGGTTAAGAAATACATTAAAGTATCACCGACAGAATTCACAGTTGATGCCACTGGTTCAACAGGAAACATCATAAGCATTAGCGCAAACTGTGACTATAACATCACCACAGATTCATTGTGGATAACATTGAGTGCCAACAGTGGCAGTGGTGATGGTTCGGTTTCTTTTTCAACTCAATCTGCACTTGCTTCAAGGAATAATGGAAATATTGAGATATACAACACTGCAATAACACAAACAATAACGGTTTCAAGGTCACAGGAAAGTGAAGAAGAAGCACCTGTAGATATTGAAGAGGCATAAATTATATTTATTTAAAAAAGATAATATACGATGGGAACGGTTAATGAAAAAGTATATAAAGTAAACATCGAAGGCGTAGAAGATGTTGATAAGTTAAAACAGTCTGTTGATAATTTAAACGGTTCATTGGAAAACACTGAAAATCAGTCTAATGATACAGCCAATTCCATAGGCAGTTTAAGAACACAGTTGAGAAATTTAAAAACTGATATGGAACAGATGGATACAACATCTGAGGAATATGCCAATGCAATGGCTCAAGCAGCTGAGATGGCACATAGGTTATCTGATATGCAGCAGCAGATACGTTTATCATCTCCAGATGTTGGCGACCAGTTGAACAATATCAGAGGCATAACGGCAAATTTGGCAGCTGGCTATTCAGCTGTTAATGCTGCTATGGGATTATTCGGTGCACAAAACACAGAGATTAAAGAGACTTTATTGAAAGTTCAACAGGCTATGGCATTGGTCCAGGGCTTGCAAGGTATGGCTGGTTTCTTGAAAAGGACTGAAGGTTTGTCAACTGCAATGAAGAATTGGATAAAGCAAACTAAAACATCCACGACTGAACTTAAAAAAGAAACAAGTGCAACCCAAGCTGATACATTGGCAAAAGGTGGTCAAACTATTGCTACAAATTCCGCTACAAAGGCACAATTGGGATTAAATGCCGCAATGAAAGCAAACCCTATTGGTCTTGTTATTGGGGCTGTTACAGCGTTAATTACTGTTATAGATATATTTTCTTCAAAGGCAAAAAAAGCTAGAGAAGGACAAGTTGAAATTATAGAAGAACAAGCTAAAGAAACCAGCGATTACATTGAGTATATGGAAGCTGTTATGGGTGAAAACTGGAAATTCAGTGAAGAAGGCAAAAAGGCTTATAAAGAGTTTTTTGATGAAGCAGAGAAAAGTTATACATTGGATTATGAAGAATGGAAAAAAATTCAACTTCAAAAAGCCAAATATGTCAAAGAAACGGTTAAATACGAGAATGCTTTAAGAGATGAAAGAAAAAAAGAACTTGATAAAGAATTAAAAGAAAACAAAGCATTTTATGGCAAAGAGTATGAATACTCAAAAGAATGGTACGATAAAAGAAAAAAATTGTATGAACAAAATATTAGCCATTATAAGATATTTGGTACTCAAGAAGATATAGATAGAGAAATGCTAGAATGGATGGAGTTCTTGAACGATTTTAATGATTACTGGGAAAAGAAACGTCAAGAAAGAATAAACAAGTTCAAAGGCGAGTTTGAAAAGTATCTTGATTTTGCCAATTCATTTAAGATGAGGTCAGCCGATAGCTTAGATGTTTGGACTAAAGGTGTTGATGACTATAAGAAATATCTTATGGAAGTTTACAACTATACGGATGAAAAAGCTCAAGAAGTTATAGACAATATAAACGCTAAAAAAGGCAATGAGCTTTTAAACTCAATTGTTCAGAATGTGAGAGAAAGCCTTGACAAAGAATTAAACGAAATCAAGACAAGAGCTAGAGAAGAACTTGATGAATTACGACTTGACCTAGAAAAGAAAAAATTAACCATCGGCTTTGAGTTTCCTCAAGATTATATTGACGAAGTTGAAAGAACAACTGATATTGAGCTGGGTAAAATTAATGACCAATTAGATAAAGTTAATGGTAGAATTAAAGATTTGGTACAATCTTATGCTGATGCCAATAATATTTCAGTTGATGCTGCAAAAGACCAATTGTCGGCTTCTACAGAATATCAAAAGATGCTTGAAACGCAAAAATCTTTAACAAATGAATTGGTTTCATTAGAATTAACCAAATTCCAACAAATATCAGACATCCGTAGAGAAGAGGCTGATAGGGAACTTGAAATGATTGAAAGAAACGGTGAAGCCCAAGCTAATGCACTTAAAAAGCAGTTTGAACTTGAAACATTAGCCAATGAACGTAAAAAAGAATTCGGTTTTGGCCAAGGTGACAATGCCTTTATACAATTGGATAAGGAAGAAGAAAACATCAAGGCATATTATGAAATGTACGATAATATGTTTAATAGCCTTATCGCAAAGTACAAGGAAATGTCAACCAATATGGAATTGACGGCTGAGGAAAGAGAAAACGCATTGGCTGAAGCAGCCAGATTAGGTGCTGAACAGGAAGCTATGGCAATGCAAAAATCCATAGATTTGATGGATATTGAAAAAGAAAGAATCAAAACGCTTGCCGATACGTTCAAATCATCATTCGCTTCAATGCAAAGTTCAATTTCATCATTAATGGGAAGTTGGAATTCATTGATTAACACTGAAAAACAAGAAATCAACCAAGAGTTGAAAGCTGGTAAAATCAGTGAAGAAGAGGCTGAAAGAAGACATAAGGCAAACGCTGAAGAATTTGAAACGTTCAAAAAGTTCCAAATCGCTGAAGCTGTTATCAACGCTTTATCATCAGCAGTGGGTGCTTATCAGTCAATGGCTTCAATTCCTTATGTCGGTCCAGCATTAGGTGCTTTAGCAGCCGCAGCAGCTTTGGCCGCTGGTTATGCACAAGTCAGACAAATCCAAGCCACAACATATGACGGCAATACAAGCGGTCTTGGCGGAAGCAGTAATTATGAATACAATTTGCCAGATGTTATGGACCTTGAACCTGGAAGAAGTTCAAATAATACTGGCGAAACTGACGAAGACGAGTTGAATGGTGGTGGCGGTAGAAGTGAAGGACCGATTAGAGCTTATGTCGTGCAATCGGATTTGGAGGCTGCACAAAAATACAGCAATAAGTTAAATCAAGAAACAACGTTTTAAAAATCAATAATTTACAACAATGGGCTGTTCATTAGAATGGCCCATTTATATTTATAAATAAAAAAGAAACATATGGAAAAATTACCGATATATAAAGCTTTAATAAGCACAGCCGAAGATATGATGATTACAATATCATTGGTTGATTATCCAGCAACAGAAAGTGATTTTGTTGCATTTGCAAAAGAAAACCAGTTGGTTAAGTTCTCAGTTGAAAATGAGGAAAAAAGACTTGTCAGAGGCCTTGTTATGGCTGCAAACTTGCCAATCTATAGAGTACATCCAAATTTCGGTGAGTATTACATAGTATATGAGCCAGAAACAATAAGATTGATGGCTGAAAAATACCTTAAAGATGGTTTCCAGAACAATGTTGATTTAATGCACGATGGCCAATTGGTTGATGGCGTTAATATGGTCCAGTTTTTCATTAAAGATACAGCTAATGGCATATCACCAAAACCATTTGAAGATTATGATGATGGTTCATTATTTGCAGAATTCCACGTAGAGAATGATGCTGTTTGGGAACAAATCAAAAATGGTGATTTCAAAGGCTTTAGCTTAGAGGGTTTTTTCACCATAGAACCAATGGAGTTCAATAAACAGGAAAACAATAATAATACAGATAAATATAATAAAACAATGTCTAAACTTAACAAGATAAAAGAAATGCTTAAAAGCATATTAGTGGAATTTGGCGAAGTTTCAACTGACAAAGGCGTAATCGTATTTGACGGTGATGAACTTGAAGCTGGTATGACTGTCAGAGGTGTTGACGAAGAAGGTAACGAAGTAGCACTTGAAGACGGTGATTACAGAACAGAAGATAAGAAAATCATCACAATTGCTGACGGCAAAGTTGTTGAGATTAAAGATGATGAAGCTGAAGTAGCTACTGATGAGCCAACAACATCAGAAGAAATGGAAGACCCACAACCAGAAACTGAGCCAGAAACTGAGCCAGAACCAGAAGTTGATGAAAAAGATGAACTTATCAAGCAATTACAAGCTGAAATTGAAAGATTAACAGCTGAAAATGAAGAATTGAAAAACAGAATTGCTGAGCTTGAAAAACAGCCAGCCGCTCCAAACGCAAACGAGGCTTTTGAGGCTTTGGAAAACAAAGATGATAATTCAGAAGCTGGAAAAATGCGTAAAAGAGGTTATCGCTGGTAATCAATTGATTTGCACTGACTACTCCCACCACTAAAGTAGTGGGGTTCTTTGGAGCAAGCGCAAAGCACCTTTGGGAGGCATAGCCTAACGGCTTACCTTAACTCCACACTGGGGTAGTCCTCCCCAGTCCCAAATATGTGTTTAGCCCTTGGTTTTCGGGCTTATGTTCTTGTTTTTCCGAGGTGATTTTGGGCATCCGAGAGTTACCATACCATTCCAACCAACAAGAAAAGGTTCTTTATCCACTTTGTGGGCTTAAAGTAAGTGATTGCCAATGCAAATATATACTTTTTTTTAAAAAAAAACAAATTTTTAATTTATTATTTTTTTCAAGGCTGCTTTCATCCCACATCTAAAGAAGTGGGTTTTCTCGCAACCAATTCATAAATTTCAAGGTAGTCATTAGGCTACCTTTTTTATTTTTTTACACAATGTATTGATATTTATATCTATAAATAAAAAACGAATAATAATAATTACAAAAAAAACAATTATAATATGGATTATACAGTTTCTGGCTTGACTAATTATATTGAAGTCAACAAAGATGTCATTTTGAAAGATGCTATTTTGGGTTCTGGTATCAAAGGTGAAACAATCCCTATGATGAGAAAACAGTTAGGCGTTAAGACAAGTGAAAGATTAAACTACTTAGAGGTTACACCAGTTCTTCAAGCTGTTAGCGGTTGCGGTTTCTCAGCACAAGGCTCAACAGTCTTTTCAGAAAGAGATGTTACAACAGCACAAGCTAAATACAATGACGAATGGTGTTTAGAAAAGCTTTTAGGCAAATTTACTGAATACAAAGTAAGAGTTGGTGCTAACGACCAAGCAATGCCTTTTGAAGCAGAAATTATGGACCAAGTTGTTAAAGGTATCAACAAAGAAGTTGAAAAACAAGTATGGCAAGGCGATACAGCAAACACTGGTAGAACAGACCTTATCAACGGTCTTGTAACAATCGCTTTAGGTGCTGACAGTGCATCAACAATCACTGGCGAAACTGCAAGCGGTGCTACAGCTTATGCAGCTATTAAACAAGCTTATATGGCTATTCCAGAAGAAATCGTTGATGAAGCAGTTATCTTTGTTTCTCCAGCTATTTTCAGAAGCTATGTACAAGATTTAGTAACAGCTAATTTATATCATTACGACCCAGCTTTCAGTGGTGAATTAACAGAAATGTTTATCCCTGGCGCTGATGTTAAAGTACGCAAAACTTTTGGTTTGACTGGTTCAAATTACATCTATGCTTCAGTTCCAGAGAACTTAGTTTATGCAACTGACTTTGTAAACAACAAAGAAGAGCTTAAAGGTTGGTTCAGCGATGATGACGATGTTTATCGTATGAAATCACGTTTCAACTTCGGTGTCAACACATTATTCCCAGACGCTGTTGTTGTTATCGAAAAGAAATAAGCGGTACAAACGATATGGGGTTTACAATAGGGTAAGCCCCTTTTAAAAAATGAATAATAACAGATAAAAATACATATATACAATGAGTTGTGCAAATATTAAAAACTTCACATACAATGCTTGCCAAGGAAACGTTGGTGGTATTAAGAAAGTTTGGATTGCTAATTATGTTGATGGTACAGTAACTCCAGTTGATGATGCATCAGCAACAGCTGCTTCAGAGACACTTATCACTGGTTTCACAACTGGTTATACATCAGTATCTGGAACTAATAAGTTCTATGAATTCAACTTCCGTAAGAACACAGCTTCAATGACATCAACTTTGAATATTTCAGATAACGGTTCAAGTTATGTATCAACAGAGCTTTCAATGGTTTTCTCAAGAATGGATGCTGATAAGAGAGCTGCTATTATGGCACTTGTTTTATCAGATGCTATGATAATCGTTGAAGATTGCAATGGAAACAAATGGTTCTTAGGCGAAAAGAATCCTGTAAATGCATCAGCTAGTACAGCCGAAAGTGGCACGCAGAAATCAGATAACAATGGTTATAACATCACATTAACTGATGACAATAACGCATTCCCAAGACAATTGTCAGATTCATTTGATTTCAGTTCATACGTTTATACAGCTGCTTAATAATTAGACAGACTATAGCAAAAAGCCCTGGTGAACACTGGGGCTTTTATTTTATATTTATAATAAACGTTCCAAGTTGGGGACAGTACCAACTGCCAAGGTGGGGCTTGCCATCATTGGAACAGGGGAGGACTACCTCTGTGTGGAGTTAAAGTAAGCCAATGGGCTATGCTTTCCAAAAGCACAATGTGCTTGCTCCCAAGAACCCCACTACTTTAGTGGTGGAAGTAGTCAGAATAAATAACAATAATAATCCGAATTTCGGAAACTAAAAAAGTTTATAAGATTATGAACAAAATTACAATTAGTGGAGAACAAGTTTTCCAAATTTTGGCCCATTCAATGACAATCGGTCAAAGTACAAGCGGATACACTTTGATGTATAGTGCTGGTGATAATAAATTTACAGCGTGGAGTGAAGCAACCCCAGCAAATGAGACTTGTATTGTCAATAACTTTGCAAAAGGCACATCATTCTATCTTTCTGGTAATACTGACAATGTAATAATAACTTACTAAAAATACCTAAGACAATGATTATAGATTTTTCAAATATCGGTGGTGGCGGCGGTGGTTATGTTTTACCAGTAGCTACAAGCAACACATTAGGTGGCGTTAAGATTGGCGAGGGTATCAATGTTGATTCAGCTGGCACTATATCAGTTGAGGAATTTAACATTCCAGTTGTCGAATCATTACCAGCAAGCGGTACTGACGGACAGATGGTTCTTTTGGATACAATACTTCCAGAAATGCATATCCATATAACTGGAACTGGAAATGGCGATAGGACTACAAGTATAACGGCAACAGGTATAACTGTAAAAACAAAGTTATTTGATTTCAACCACTGGAATACTTTATTGCCAGTATATGTGAATCCAGACAGTTCATACACTATATTTAACACTTTCACAGACGAAGATTTACCATTCCCTGTTGATTCAGCAACAACTTATACCGTTTCTGATGGAAATGGTCATAATGTAATTTTCACTGGAACTGTAACGACCACTGGCTGTGTATTTACATACAGCACATTCACAAACAAGGTGAATGTAATACCAGATATTGACCAATTATTTCAAGAAATCCAAGTCCTTTATACTTGGTCTGATTCTCCAGAGTTGACAGCTGACATTGACTATACAATTGAATCTGGTTCAGACTGGTGTGTTAGATTCAAATATTCTGAATTGCCAAACAATACTATAATTGTGACAAAATATGCCAATGGAAATAACTATTACCATTACGTATATAACAACGGAGAATTGAGAATGTACGAAAGCGCAAGTGCAGACACATATACGGCCACAACTTACCAGACAGTTGCAAAATATGGCGTTATAACAAACGTAGGAAGGTCTGGCGTATATTGGACTGATGATGATTTGGTTTTCTTCTATGGAAATAGCGGTCATCGTAACAGTATCAATTTAAACGCTTTCAATCGAACTGGCTGGCACAAATATTTGGGTCATAGGGTTAGCAACAAAGCGTTCTACAAGGATTATACTTGGTTTGATGAGGATTACAACATCATAATCAAAAATCCAAGTTACATATTTACAAACAAAACTTTTAGAATAAACGGAAGTTCAACCAATGTATATACAAATAATGCTGATATGCCAGCAATTTATGCTCCTACAACTTCTGCTACCACTGGTTATGTATGTGTGGCTGGCAATGGTAATACTGCTCCTACTTGGGTAAGTCCAGAAACCATTACAAACGGTGTGAAGTTCTGGAAGGGAACACAAAATGAATATGATGCAATAGGTGAAGGCAACTACGACAGTTCAACATTGTATATAATAGCTGAAGAATAATTTATATAAATCCAATAAATTATGATTAACTATATAGAATATATACAAACTGACGGTTTAAAATATGCTTGGGATACTGGTTATGCTATAAACAGTCTTGATGATGAAGTATATCTTGACTTTATGCCATTAACTGGTACTCCTCAAGGTGATGGTTGGTTCTGTTATGCTGGCGATGGTGAAAAAAATATATTAATTAGAACATATATGGCTGATAGTACACCAAACACAAATATTCCAATAAAATTTGGAAATTATTCAAATAACAATCAATTTGCTGTTACAGCCAATTATAATGAAAGGTCAATGATGCACTTGACAAAATCAGTGTTTGAAAATATAACAAGCGGAACAAGTTTTTCTTTCAATGCTACAAGCCTTAATTCAGCCAGAAACCATATTATCTTAAATGCACAAGAACTTAGAAATGGTGAGGCATTTAGACCACAAATAGCAAGATATTATGGCTTTAAAGTAGTGAACGGAAATACGACATTGGTTGATTTAAAGCCAGCACTTGACACAAACGATAACCCTTGTTTCTATGATGAGGTTTCAGAAACCTACATTTATCACACTGGTTCTGGAACACCTATAGCTGGCCCAGTATTACATACATTAACTGTAAAACCAGCTTCAATCAGATTTGAGGCTAGTGGTGGAACTTCAGCATTTACAGTAACTTCATACACTGGATGGACTTGTCAAGCTTCAACAGCATTTACGCTTTCTACTCTTAGTGGCTCAAGCGGTGATACTATTGTTTCAGTTACGGCAGCAAATTACACTGGACTAACAGATATCAAAGAAATTTTAACAATAACAGATGATGATAATTACACAGTAGATTTTACATTAAGGCAAAGAAAATATAGTGCTGGTGTAGATTCAAGTTTGTTTATGGGTGAAATAAACATTGAAAATTTGTTCCTTGGTGACAAAGCTGTTGATGCTATGTATTTAGGCGAAATACAAGTTTTTAGTTCTGGTCCTTTTGTTGGCTTGAAGTTATTGCTTTGACAATGACATATGGTATGGAAGAGACAGAATAACCAGACCCAGAAGAAGGCGAATAAACCTATTTATTTCATATTTTTAATTTTTATTCTTTTTGAGGTGCAATTTGTAATAAAGTTGCACCTTTTTTGCATCCATTCTGTTCTTTTTTGCTTTCAATTTATATTTATATGTAAAAGATACAGTATGAAGTTAGTATTAAAAAACAATGTAGATAAAAAAGAATATGAATTCAATGTTACGGACCAAAACACTTCAAGTATGTTTTATCAGTTTGAATTAACTTTAGATGGAACGATGTTGGAAGGTGAATACACATACATTCTTTATAAAAACAATAAAGTAGTGGCAACTGGTTTGGCAATGCTTGGTGATTTTGTTCCAGAGAATACAAAAACATATAATAATAATCCTAAAACAACATATAAGGTTTATGACGGAGAATAATGAAAACAAAGTGGCGTTATCTTTTGCCGCAATAGATAAAGTTATAGAAAGAAGCATTCCGACTTATGACGAAACGGATGCAAGAGGCAAAAATTATGTCCAATATGGTACAGACAACCAATATCCAGAATATTTATGGAGTTTATATAACGAAGTCACAAGTTTGAAAACTATCGTCAAAGGAACGGCTGATTTCGTTGCTGGCGATGATGCAAGTTGTAATGTTAAAGGCTTTGATTTTGAAATCAACAAAAAAGGCGATACATTATTTGAGCTTATCGGACTTTTGGCCAGGGACTATTTGCTTTATGGTGGATATGCTATTCAAGTGGTCAGAAACAAGGCTGGCAAGGTCGGTGAACTTTATTACATTGATTTCAGATATTTAAGAAGTTCAAAAAAGAATGATTTATTCTATTACAGTGAGGAATATGGGAAGAAATATGCCAGAACAAGCAAAACTGTCGTATATCCCAAGTTTGTGGCTGAGGCTGAAAACGTTCCGACATCAATTGTTTATGTTAAAAACGAAAAGTCAAGGACTTACCCTATCCCTCGATATTCTGGTGCTTTAAAAGCCTGTGAAATCGAAAGGAATATTGATGAATTCCATTTAAGTTCATTGGAAAACGGTTTTTATGGTTCTTTTTTGTTCAACCTAAACAATGGTGTTCCTTCAGATGAGATGAAAGCTGAAATTGAGGAAAATATCACTGAAAAGTTTGCTGGTGCAAGCAATGCTGGCAGAATATTATTGAATTTCAGTAATGGAAAAGATAACGCTGCAACAGTACAAAAGCTTGAAATACAAGATTTCGGTGAAAAATATGATGCTGCTTACAAACGTTCAAGAGAGCAGATTTACGCTTCATTCCAGGCAGTGCCAGCTATTTTTGGTTTAATGACCGAAACTACTGGTTTTTCAGAACAAGAGTTTAGTGAAGCTTTTAAATTATACAATAGGGCGGTTGTGAAACCAATCCAGAGAAACATAACAGACACAATGGATAAGATATTTCAAACAAAAGGTTCAATAACAATTAAGCCTTTCAATTTGGAAACAGCAAATGAGAATAACGTTGAATAAAACCAAAATTAATGATATATTTAGAAAAAACGGCATCAGCACAAACAGTGTCAATTCCACGTAATGACAATGGTGGCACACCAAGTGTTAATCCACGTTCATATCAAGAAGGTTATAATGCTGGCTTTGAAGCTGGTGAAGATGTTGGATATGGTGATGGTGTTGCATATCAAAAAAGTTTGCTTTCAAGCACAGCCATAACGGAAAACGGAGAATATCAGTCAGAAAATGGCTTCAGTGCTGTTTCAGTCAATGTACCTCAAACTGGTTCAAGTTTGCCGTTGACAGCAATAACGATAACAGCAAATACAGCTATCACAGAGACTGAAAAGGCTTATACTGGAATAACTGTAAACGTTGATACAGCATCAACATATAATAGTGGCTATACTGATGGTTACACTTCTGGTGAGACAGATGGTTATAATACTGGATATGTTTCTGGGGAGACAGTAGGAGAAAACAACATAATTTCAACGTTTTCAGCTATGACAGCCACAACAAACGGAAATTATGGTAGTTCAGCACATCCATTGTCAGCAATTACAGTTGATGTTCCACAAACTGGTCAGAGCGTTACGCTTGAAGAAATGGATGTTACAATTTCGGCAGACACAACTGTTGTAAATCCGTCACAAGGATATGATGGCCTTTCAAAAGTGAATATTGATGCAACAGACTATGGAAATTCAAAATATAACAGTGGATACACCTCTGGATATACCTCTGGAAACACAGATGGCTATGATTCTGGATATACTTCTGGATACAGCTCTGGATATACAAGCGGATATAGCTCTGGGTACAGCAGTGGTTATACAAGCGGTGAGACAGATGGTTATAATAGCGGCTATACAAGTGGACACACTGACGGTGTTGATGAGGAAAAAGCTAAGATGTCAGCTGTCACTTTCACAGCAAACACTGCTGTTACATTGAGCGATGGAGGTTATTCAGCGGTTACTGTTAATGTGCCACAAACTGGAACAAGTCTAAATGTAGAGACAAACAAGCCTTTTACTGCAACTTCAAATGGAAACTATACAATTACACCTTCAAGTTATGGAGTTGTTAGTGTTTATGGTGGTACTCATTCTTTTTTCATTAAAACAAAAGGATATACTGATAATACATACATAGGACACATTGAAAATTGGAATAATACCGAAAGAATAGATATATCTTGGAATGCTTCAAACAATAGTTTAACAGCAGATACAACAAATTGGGATATTACTGACATAAATGATATTGATATTGATGTTGATTCTCACGGAAATGATGTACTTGAAATTGACTTTGATGATTATGGTGGAATTTGGTTTGGTGATGGTGATACTGGAACCACATACGATGCAATGTCAGCCGTTTCACTTACTGTCAACGTTCCACAAACTGGTTCATCTTTACCTTTGTCATCAATTACTATAACTGGAAACACAGCTATTACAGTGAATGATAAGGCTTATACTGGAATAACTGTTAATGTTCCACAAAGTGGCGAAACTGAGCCAATAATAAGTGTAACTGGTAGTACTTGGTTTGTTCTAGACCATATATTTCAATATGGAGAAAAAATAAATATCAAACACGCTACATTTGATTATAGGGCTGCAAATATTGGAAGACATCAACAATTGATTTCTGGTGGCTATGATGAATATTTAAGAATTGGTGGTAAAGGAAACGTATTATATGCAACATACGGCAATACTAATTCAGCTCAAACAAATTATATTCTTGTAGGTGATGAAATATATCTTACACCTACAGAATTTGTTATTGATGGTGTTAAATATGCCGATGTTAGTTCAAGTACTCATACTTGGAATACAAATATGGTTCTTTTTGCTAATACTTCTGCTGGAAGTGATAGTGTAAGGAGTCAGACAGCTTCAGTTGGTGAAATAACAATAACGGATAGCGCAAATACCATTACAGCACATTATGTACCAATGTTAGACGAAAACGATGTACCTTGTTTTTATAATACCGTAAGTGATAATTATATTTATGCTGAAAGTGGTACACCTATATATAGTGTTGTTTCAACTTTAACTATTGATGATTTGGCAATAAAAAGATATAAGTATATCAATCCACATATCAGTGTAAATCCTAAAGGATTTTCTTTTTATGATGCCGCTGGGTTATATGGCGATTTAAGTTTTGGTAATTCAGTAACATCCATAGGTTCTTTTGCTTTTCGTAATTGTGTTAATTTGAATGGGAGTTTAACAATCCCTAATTCGGTAACTGGTATTGGTGAATATGCTTTTGCTGCTGCATTTTCTGGTACTTTAACAATCCCAGATTCTATTACTGAAATTAAACACGGCACTTTTATAGGATGTAATTTTACAACAGTTATTATTCCTAGTTCAGTTACAGATATAAAATCAGCTGCTTTCTACTGGAATCATGAGACAGATATTTATTGTTATGCCACAACACCACCTTTGATAGGTGATAGTATTGTTGGTTCTTCTTCAAGTGGAAGAATACATTATCCAGCTGGTTCTGATTATACATTATGGACACAAAGCTCTCAATTTGCAAATTGGACATTTATTGATGATTTGTAAAAAATGGTTTAAGAAACCACATAATTTATATTTAATAATAGAAAAATACAATATAGGAAATGAACGTACTTTTGATTAGCGAAGATACATTAAAATCTTATACATCGCTTAACGACAACTGTTTTGGAAAGAACATATTGCCTTCCGTCAAAACTGCGCAAGATATAGAACTTCAATCAATTATCGGTTCTTGTCTTTACAACGCCTTATGCAGTATGGTTAACGACAATTCCATAACAGCCGAAACAAATACACAGTATAAGGTTTTATTGGATGAATATATAAGACCATATTTATCATACATAACATTGGCCCATTTAGTAACAGAAATGTCAACCAAGCTCACCAATTTTGGCTTAGTGGAAAGCAGTGATGAACATCTTGTCAATGCGTCAATAGCTGAAAGAGACCTTGTTAAAACACAGTATATTTATTATGCAGATTCATATTGCAGACAGATGCAAGGCTTCTTAAAGGCCAATAGACAATCTTTTCCAGAGTTGGATTGCGGATGCGCCTGTGATGGTGATATCAAACCGAATTTGGAATCAGCAGCAAGCAGCACCATATTTTTAGGTGGTGCAAGAAGTCCAATGTCTAAAATAATCCGTAAAAAATAATTGGTTATGACATTATATAACGTAGTTGAAGCATTAAAAACAGTGGCGTTAAGACAACCGAATGTAAATGGATGTTATGAAGGGTCTGTGTATGAAATAAACGCAAATCCATCAAATAAGTATGCCAATGTTATTATTACACAAAGAAACCACAGAGAAACGGAAAACACTTTTATTTTCCATTTTATTGTTTTCTTTTGTGATAGGCTTATAAGTGATTTGAAATCAAATAAACTTCAAATCCAAAGCAACGGAATTAGTGTATTAAGTAATATTTTCAAAACGCTTGAAAACGAATATGACATTGAGTTTTTAAACAAAGAATATACTACTTGGGAAGAAAGGTTTACCGATGAACTAGCTGGATGTTATTGTGATGTTCAGATTGAAGTATATAAACAATTAAATTGTGCGGAGGAATACTAATGGCAAAAGAAGACAAAAAATTTAAAGCTTCCAGAACTTCATTTTGGGTTTGCTTAATCGTAGCAGTCGGTTTAATGGTTGGTGGTGCGATTGTGCCACCGCCCTTCGTAGTGGATGCCTCAATTTTCAAATGTGTTGGATGGTTGTTTGGTTTTGCTGCTTTGGGACAAATACCAGACTTATTGTCACTAGGTAGAACTGCAAAAATACAAAAAGGTGATACTGTGTTTACAATTGGAAAAGATGAAAATGGTAATGGTTTAGATGATGATTTTGAAAAAGAAAAAGAGGCTGTTGATTAAGCAGCCTCTTTATGTGTAGAATATACAAAAAATAATTTTAATTAACAAGTTTGAAAATGAGGAAAATTAAAGAAATTATATTACACTGCTCTGAAACCCCAGAGGGAAAAGAGTTTAAGGCATCCGATATTGATAGATGGCATAAAGAAAAAGGCTGGAAATGTATTGGTTATCATTTTGTTATTGACCTTGACGGAACAATAGAAGGTGGTAGGTCATTGGAAATGAGTGGCGCACACACCATAGGGCATAACGCAAATTCAATTGGTATTTGTTATATCGGTGGAATTGATGGTAAGAACAACCCAAAAGACACAAGGACAATACCACAGAAAGAAAGTATGTTTGCACTTGTCAGACAACTGCTTTTGGCTTTCAATTTGACCATAAAAGATGTCCATTGCCATAATGAGTTTGCTAACAAGGCTTGCCCATCGTTCAAGATTGAACAGTTTAGGAAAGAGTATGAAGATTGGCTTTATGCTTTCTATAGGCTGAAAGAAGAAAGTAAATAAAAAAGAGGTGGTTTCAAGCCACCTCTTTGTATTTCCAAATTGAGTTACCAGCAGTTTTCATTGTGTAGTATTTTCCATTCCAAGATTTTATTTTTCTGTGTTTAAGGCATCCAATTATTTGTGTTTCACTTATTTTTGTTTGTGTTGATGCTTCTTTTATACTTTGGTACTCTGCAATAAGTTTTCCATCAAGTGTAAATTGTTGAATTTTTTTACCAACATTTCCGTTTTTTCTTCTATTTTCCCACAATCTTTTATGTGCATTATCGTATGTATTATTTTCAGCAACACTAACCCATTTAAGATTTGATGCGGAATTGTTTAGGATATTTCTATCCAAATGGTTCACAACAGCATTTTCAAACCATTTTCCACAAATATCTTGGAAAGCAAAAGCAACAAGTCTATGTACAAAATAATGTTTTTTTATTCCGTTTTTGGATAAATGAACTGCTTTATATTTCCACCCACTACTACATTTTCTATCATATTGTTTCATTATTCTTTTTACAGTAAGTCCCCTAACATTACCAATGTTACTTACTTCATACAATCCTTCATAGCCAACAACTGGCCTCCATTCTTCAAAATTTATTTCTAACTGTTTCATACGACCAATATACAAAAAAGAATCGTAAAAAACAAATGAATTTGCTTTTGAGTGAGGAAGGTAAAAGTGCTTGCACTGAAATTATCGTTAATGCCATACTAAAAATAGAAAACTTAAAATAAGGCGTTTTAAGCGCATTTAAGGGCATGGGATAAGAAAATATATTAATTGATAGAGAAAATGCCCCAGATTGTCTAAAAAAGGCTTTCTGAGGCATTTTTAATGTAAATTAAAATATTAAAAAATGACTTTAGAAGTACTTAGTGTTTTAAAATATACATCAGTTTGTTTAACACACATCATCAGTTTGTTTAACACACATCATTTGTGTACTTCAATAAGTCAAAGAACCGATTGTGGACTAAGCCACTGTCTTAATAATGCCTTAAAACACTATTTAATTATTATTATTAAGTACCCTAAATATACAAAAAATATTTGAATAAAACAAGAAAAAAGCCCCTTTTTTTGTTTACTATTTCACAGTTTTTCTGTATATTTTACATTATGATAGCAGACTACGAACCAAGAGAGAGAATGCCTTTGGTATTGAAAGGATATTCTATAAAAGACCACCATTATGACCACTATGATAACTATGATGCCATAAATGTTGATAAATGCACCGACATACCAATTGACTATGACGGTGTGATTGGCGTTCCGATAACTATATTAAATTATCTTTGGGAAGATGGAAAAATACATTGTGTTTATACAAATGAAACTATGCCAAAAATGAAAAAAGCCACTCCGAAAAGTGACTTTTATCTTGATAATGTCAAAAAAAATCTTATTTTTTTAAGTGGTACTCAATTTGAAATACTTGGTATAACTGAAAATGCAGATTATTTGCACTCAATTTATATTGATGGATTTGAAAAATACGATAGGGGATATATAAATGGGAAAAGAATGTACTCTCGTATTTTAATTAAGAAACTTTCCTAATTAAAATTCTAAAATAAGGTGTATATCCATTTATTGACAAATCTTTGTCATCGTTGCCCTTCCTAAACTTGACTATTTCAAATTGAGTAGGGCAATACTTATAAAGGAAAGTAATCGGCACAC